TCTGGTTCAAGTAACGTTTCAAAAATAACATCATTAGGAGTTTCTACAACTTTAGGAACAACTGGTGCTACTCCATCTGGTATAACTATTGATACTTTAGGAAATGTTTATACTGCAAATTATAATTCAAATAATGTTTCAAAAATTACACCATTGGGAGTTTCTACAATTTTAGGAACAACTGGTACAAATCCTATTGCAATAACTATTGATAGTGCTGGAAATATTTATACTGCAAATGATGGTTCAAATAATGTTTCAAAAATTACACCATTAGGAGTTTCTTCTATAATTGGTACAACTGGTGCAAATCCAGTAGCAATTACAATTGATAATTTTGGAAATATTTATACTGCAAATCAAGGAAGTGATGATGTAACTTTGATAGTACAATAAAGGAAAAGGCAAATTGTTTTGAGTAACAATTTGCCTTTATAGTAACCTTCTTAAAACCCTTCATTGTTTATGGAAGAAGTACAAATGTAATAATTTTTTTTATAACTTGTATATTCTCCTTAATAATTTTTCATATTCACGTTTTTTTTCTTCTAAAAAGCCAATATGAATAATTATCGTTTTAAATTCATCCATTAATTTATTGAAAGTTTTACCATCTTTATGTTTTTTTCTTATAATCCATTTTTGAAGTAACAATTGATAATTTGTGAAATAATCAATTTCTTCTTGAATTTCATCAATAATACATTGTATAACTATCATAATGGTTTTTTAAGTTCTTGTATTTTATCATATTCACTTTGAAGTAACCAACCATCTGTTGTATGTTCTAAACCTACCCAAACAAATTCACTACCTTTTTTCTTTCTTTTAGATATACCCATTATTGGTGTTTCTACTCTAATATCTATTAAATCTTTTACACTTATGGGTACTTTACTTCGTTCTTTTAGTTCTTGCATCATTTGGTCAGCTTGAAGTCTGGTTTCTGCTTCCATTATGATAGGTTTATCATTTCCTATGAAGTAATATTTGTAAAATCTTATTGTATTCATAAATGAAATAGATAATTTTTATAATGATTTCTAATAATTAGCTTTTAACAATACGATTATACAAATATAAATTATACTTTTGAAATTAATAACATCATTATCCATAGTAGTGTTTGTTGTTTAAGTTTCTTGGTAAGAGTGGGAGTAGTTACCCACTCTTTTTTTTATATCTATTTACCAATAAAATAATTTAATTATTAAAAAATAATGAAATATTTTGTCTTGAAGATGTGCCATCTCTTAAAGATTTTTCTGAATCTATAATAATGTTCCATTCTAATAAATTATTTATTAATCTTTTTACTTCATTTGCAGATTTTAATAAATAATTTTTAGTAATTTTTCTTTTTGGCACACGATTGACATAAGATTCATAAATTCTAAATTCTAAATCAGTACAATTGTCAAAAATTGTAAACCAACCATTTGTGTTTTCTTCTGTTCCTTTATTATAACTTAAATGAAATTTTTGATATTTTTCATTAAATTCTAAACGATAAATCATTTGTTTTTCCATATTTGTTTTTTTTTAAAATTAATGTGGTAACATATCAAATTCGTCAATATCTTCAATTAAAACTGCATTTCCAGAAATATAATCACTTGGACTAATAGAATTGTTATCACGAGCAATTAAAGTGGCTAATTCGTTAAAATCCAAATCTTTAAATTTACCTTCTTCATCAATTATTAAACATGAATTATTTTCTAAATGGACAACCTCCATTGGAGATTTATAAAAGTCTGAACATATTTTAGTTTTTAAATCTCTTATTGATTTTATTTCAATATTTTTTTTTTCGTTTTCTGTTGTAAATAATATTGCCTTCATTACATTATTTGCATTACGTTAGGGTATTTTTTTTCTAATCTTCCAACTTCATTCCATGCTTGAACAAATTGCATTAAAGAAAAATCTAATCTTGCACTAAAATGCTCTCCTTTTAAATGTTTAACCAACTCTTTATCAAAACCATGTTTTATAACTTCTTCAACTGATTCTCCAGTAAAAGCATGAAGAAAAGTACTTAAAGCACTTGCTATTGCTAATTGTAAACTTTCTTCTTCATCACTAATTACTTTTGGTCTTGCTTTTAAAAGTAACATTCCAGAAATAATAGAATTATCAATTGGATTTTCCATAATTTCCATTGATTCTTCTGCAAATTCTTTATTTGTGTTAGGTAATTTGGACATTGCTGAAAAAATATCCAAAACCAATTGGTCGGCTAATTCTTTTGAAACTCTTGTCATCGTTTTTTTAATTTGTAAATAAATGGCACACCTTCTTTTTGTACTTGTGTAATAGCGGAATAAATTTCTCGCATTTTACTTCTACTATCTGCTACTGCTACTGAATTAAAATACCAATAGTATTTATTATTCAGTTTTAAACCAAACTTATAAAAATTTCCAGAAGGAATTTTATTAAAGTTATTAGTTTCATTTAGCATAATCATATCAATGCCTAACTCTACAAATTTTACAAATCCGTAAGTTTTTTTCTTTTCCAGTTCAGTAAATGGAATCAGTTTTAAATTCATTTTCTTGGTTTTATAAGAGCAAATATAATTAAAAAAATATTATAAAAAATAAGAATGTTATAAAAAAAATAAGTTATTTTTTATAATAAGATTCAATTAAATTAATTGTTTGTAAAACATCTGTTTTGAATCGAAGTAATTATGTACTATTGCTCGGTTTTCTGGTGTATCTCTGTAATAAATACAATCTGTTTTATAAGAATCAAAATCACTTCCTAAAATTTCAGATAGTTCATACATCATGTAATAACAACTATATCTTATGTCTTTATAAACATCAAGCAACACTTCATCTTTTTTTCTTTTTATCTCTTGCTTTGTTAAAACGCCATTTTCGTAAATATCATAAACACGTTCAGTTCCTAATGTAGATAATGTAGCTAAACGTAACGCTTTAGCTTTTTCAACTAAACCTCTTTCGTATGTTTTTTCAGAAATATAACCTTTCACAAAAGCAATTCTCCAAAACGCATGATTTAAGTCTGTACCAGTAATTGTACCTTTATCATGGTCATATTTGTAATTGTATTTTCCAACATCAACTAAAGGTGGTAAAACAACTTCTGGACTATCTTTTAAGAAACGTTTTACATCATCCCTAACTATTTTAAACATATAAATCATATCTGGAGGAAAATTCTTTCTACCACAAGAAAATATAGTTAGTTTTTTATCAAAAATAAGTTCATTGACTTCTGTTCCCTTTCGGACAACAAAAGAACCTTTCCCACGAATCAATCTATCTAAAAAGTTTTCAATTTTTCCAGTTGAGTAAGCTCTTTTGTTAATTTCTAAATTTTTTACTTCTTCCATAGTCAGTATAAAATATTAAATTTTTCCTCCTTTTTCAAGTTTTTGTTTTAATTCTCTAACTGCACTTTCAAAAAACTCTTTCGATATAACTTTTGACTGGTACAATTTTTCTAAATTTTTTAAAGTTTCTAAAGACAATTTTTTATCTTCTTCCTCTTTACCTTCAACTTGTTTTGGTCTAATTTTCTTTTCTGCTTTTTCTTTTAAAATTCTTTCTTTTCTTATTGCTTCCAGTTCACGAAACCTTACCTCTCTTTTTCTTTTAGCTTCCGAAGATAAATCACTCTCTCCAACAATTTTTAATGCTTCATCCTTATCAGCTTTTATATCATACGAAGAATTTAAAGTAGTTATCAATAAATAGTATGAACATGGCTTTCCATCATCTTTTTTATTTGGAGCAATCATTGTTTTCATAATCAACATTTCGTCTGAACCAAAATTCTTTAAACGTAAATCTTCAACAATTTCTTTTGGATTAATTAAATCAGATTTTTTTATAATTCCAGTATCAATAATGTTATCAAACGCAACTCTAATTTTTAAGTTTGGGTCTAATGTTTGTACAAATTCAGCAAACAACCACCAATTCTTATCAATTAAATCAGATGTAGGAATATCAAATGGACTTGCACAAATTTCTCTAATAGGTGCTGGTATTTTAGCAAAATCTATTGGTTTTTTTTCTAAAATAGAATTAATAACACCATCAACTTCTGTTACCTTTATTTTTGAAATTGGTCTGCCTTTATATAGTTGAAATAAATTAGCTGAAACCCATTTTTGAGCATCATTCCATGTAAAACCTAAATTTCTTTTTTTAGAAATTTTATAAATTCTTCTGGTAAGTAAGACAAAAATTTGTCTTGAATAGTTCTTTTTCATTTACTAATCTTGGTATTTTTTATATTTTTTAATTGTAGATAATGATAATCCAAAATGTTTACTCGCATCTGCTAAAGTACTATCTTTACAATAATCTGCAATTTGAGATTTAATTTCTGAATCTACTGGAGCAATTTTCATACCAATATCAGTTAGTTCATTTTCTCTACAATGGTAATTTATTGTTCCTCTTGAACAATTCAATTCTTTTTGTATTTCACGATATGATTTTCCTTGATTTCTTAAAGTTAAAATCTGTGGTTTTAAATTTCTTTTTATAGCCATTTTTTTATTATTTTGGTTACTGGTACAAATATAGTAATTAGTTACAAAAAAAAGTGCATTTAGCACCTTTTTTTTAAAAAACTTTCACATGGTTTCATTTGAATAAACAAAGAGGAGTTACCATGCAATTATTTTAATATTCCTACACCTAAAGGTTTAAATTGAAATTCAATATTTGAATTAAATTTAGGTAAATTAGAAAAAACTTGTGAATAATCTTTTGTAGAAACTGGAGTAGTTTCATCAACTATTGTTTCTTCTTCTTCTTCATCTTCTCCTAATTTAACAGATGTTTTATCTATATTAAGACTTTTATTTGATAAAGCATAATAAACCATTGCTCCAACCAATCCTAATCCAACTGCTAATCCTAAATAACCTAATATTTTTTTGTTTTCTAAAGTCATAATCTTTTTTTTTTACATTACACCTCTAAATAATGTTCCGTTAATAACTCTACCATTTGTATTCATACCATTAGCACTTAAAGTTGCTCGTTCAATACCTAAATTTTTACCAGAATTACTACCAAATTGCTCTGTTTTAATAATGTTATTTAAATATTCATCACTTGATACTGGTAAAACATCTTGACTTACAGATAAATCTTTAGGACTTTTTACATATCCATTACATTCATTTAAAAATTGAGTTTTCATTTTTTCAAATTCTTCTTTAGAAGATACTCTTATGGTTTGTGCATAATCATTCCATTTTTGCTCACATGGAGTATTTGCAATTGATTTGATAGGTTTAATTCCATTTCCTAAAGCATCTTCAATAGATAAAATTGGAGTAGTTACAATTGCTGGAGTTGGATTTGTAGTAACACCACCTTGTTGTACTGCAACTTCTGTTGGCACACCAGTACCAGCAGTTAAATTTGGTAAACCCATATTAGGAGGTAATTGTAATCCATAAACTTGTTCTGGCTCACTTGAAGTTGCTCCACTTGTAGTTGTTCCACTTGTAGTTGTTCCACTTATAGTTGCTCCAGTAGTTGTTCCAGTAGTTGCTCCAATTCCACCAGTAAGACTTGTACCAATTTTTGACTTCTGACTTCTTTTCCATAATAAATAGATAATGGTTGCTCCAGCACCTACTAATAATATGTCTTTTGTTTTCATAATTAAATTTTTAAAAATATCGTAAAAATACACATTATAAATAAATTGTATTATAAGCAATATAAAAATATTCTGAACAATAGTTAAATGTAAAAAATCAAATTACAATAATTGTATCAACAACTTACTTACAACTAATCCAACTAACGAACCTACACCAGCACCAAATGAATAATACATTCTATCTCTAAAGCTACCAAAAGCAACTCTTTTAACATTCCACGACCATATCAAAGATATAATCCAACCACATAAAAATACTCCAATGTAAAACTCTTGAAATATAAAATAAGTATTTATTGCAACGAAAAATACTTGTAAAAACCCAGTAAAAAATAATTTAAAATTCATGTTTATTTGTGTTTATAGTTTATAATGTAACCTACCAGAATAAATTTTCCGTAGCACCATTTATAGTATGGTATTTTTTCTTCTTTCATGTTTTATTTTTTTTCAAATTGTTTAAAAAACTTTTCTATGTTTTCAAGTTCTAATTTGTGTAATTTATTTGATTGTTTAATTCTTGATTCTTTAGCATCCTCTAAAGAATTAAAAATACAATTACAATTAAGTTTCAACGATGTTTTTTCATTACCATCAAAATCGAAAACTAATCCATTTGGAATTTCAATTTTATATATTGCTTCTGGATTTTCATTATCTGTTAATTCTACACCCATAACAATACCTCTAAAAATAGATTCATTTGCATATCCTATAAAAACACTATCTCCTATATTGAATTTTTTTTCGTTTCTTAAAAACCCATAATACCTATCCCAACTATTCTGAAAACTGACTTTGTAAATGTTGTTTATTTGCATTTTTTATTTGTTTTTAAATTGTTCAGCAAGATAAATCACAACTCTATCAAATTTTAACCCACCCCAATATCTTATCATAATACATTTGTTATTGTAACAAAATTCTACGCTTGGGTACTTGTTTTTTAAATCAAAATTTACTTTCATATCTTATTTGTTTTTAATTAGTTTTATTATATTTGTTTGAACATCTATGTTTTCTATATTCCATTTACCCTTTGGTAAAGGAAAATAAATTTCATCCCAATTACTACTATCGTTTGTGTCAGCAATTAATTTATTGCTAGTAGATATTCCCACATTCATATACCCTTTTGGTATTTTAATTATTAATTCTTTCATAGTATTAATTGATTTTGTTTAATTATAATAAATTTCCCCCATCTTATCAATAGAAATGTTTTATCTTTGTTAGATATTTATATTGGTATGAAAGTAACTATAACCGAAAATAGAATGTATAACCTTCTTAATAAATCCCTCGAACATTTGTTTGATGGGTTTAATGAGATAACGTATACTTGGGCCGACTTTAACTGTGGTTGGGGTGTATGTTGTGATATATATGCCGTTGGTTTTACACTTCCCGGTAATGAACACGATGACTACCTATTTAAACTAATCGATAGTGAGAACTATGATGATAATGGTGATTACGGTGAAGAACTTACAGGTGAACTACCTGAGATATGTATGGAACAACCCGATATTACCAACCCCCAATTTGACGCCATTATTTTCTATGAAATATTTGTGGAAGAACTTGAGAGTTATTTAGGACCAAGATGGAATTGGGAGAATGAATTGTTGGGATTATTAAATAATAAGTTTGATATGAACGCAAAAGATATTCTATTCATATGAAAATAGTAATCACTGAGAGTAAAAGAAAAAATATCGTAACCAAATGGTTGGATATGAACTATGGTGGATTAGAGAAGTATTCTGCTGGCCATAGATATATACATTATCTTGATAAGGGTAGAAACAAAATCTTTACATTTAATCGTAATACAGGGATAGTTGAATTATCTGAGGAGATAACTAATCAATTAGTATCTATGTTTGATATTACAAGTGGTTATGATATAAATGATATCTTTATTCCTTGGCTTATGGAAAGATATAATCTACACGTTGAAAAGATTATATATACTACTTGGCATTGTAATAATTGTGGTAGATATCATATCACTAAATATCATATTGATTAATCCCCCGTTTTCTATAAGGTCTCTGACTTATATTGTATGTTTATAAGGTTTACGACTTATAAAATAGTGAAGGATGAAACTATGAGTGAATTCCGGAGTGGAACGTAGGACTATGAACGAATGGTTTAATTCTTTAGTATTTTATTAATAACTTTCTCCCGTTCCTTTATAAATTAGTTTAACACAATCCGGTGATATATTGTAGAAGGTTACAATATGTTTTTGGTAATCACCACCATCAAAATGTCTATCTTTGTACCACTGAACACCGGCACATTCCGTATCTATAATCCAAATGTCATCATCATAGGTTGAATCAAACATTTCCTCTTTGTTTTCTGTGTCTGTTGCGAATATGGCTTCTTTACAAGGAGTTTGGTCACCAACAAATTGTTTATAACATTCACCCACCGATGTTTGTAATCCCATTTTTTTTATGTCCTCCCTCCACATAGGATTTGATTTGTGAGCAACATATTTCCCCGGCTCGTATTTCTTACTTGATGGAGAGTATACC